ACCATCAGTATGTTCCGCCAGCAATTCCACCAGAAAAGGTTCCAGTCCCAACAATCGCAAGTCCAGAGGCGGAAACTGTTGAGCGCAACACGCCCAGAATCGTAGTGTTGAATTCACCAGAAGCGGCTCGATAGATACCTGTTGTGGTTTCTGCTGAGAAGTTTAAAGAAGGCGCTCCAACAGAGCCGCTGTTCAAACTGACCGTAGATGAGCCTGCCAAAATTGTGTTGGCGTTAAATAGGTTGACCGAGTCACAAACCAGTGTGGCTTGAGAACCTGCTGTCAAGATTGCGCTTGCGCCAGCACCTGTTGTGATGGTTACCGTGAACGCGCCAGAGGTAGCATTGACAATGTAGTAAACCTGCACAGTTGAAGGCACAACAATCGTTACGTTGCCTGTAAGCGTTCCTGTGTATTTCTGAATTACGTTAGACGCTTCAGAGGCTGTCAACGTGTATGAGCCAGTAGTTACGGCTTTACTCAACTGAGTAAAAGCAAACTGAGTATTGCGCCCCAAACCGACGGTATAAAAAACAGTACCACTGCAAACAATGATGCAAGAGTCTTGAGGCTGTAGGGCAATTGTGGCGGAGCCGTTGATTGTGTCTCCGCCAGTTCCTGCAACGGTCAACGCACCAGTTCCACCATTGCGCACAAACATGAACCAGTTGTCGCCAAGCGTAGAAGCGGCGGACATGGTCAATGTGCCTGCGCCGCCAGTCCACACATAGGTGCTTGAACGGTCTGTTGTCAGCGCGGTGTAGCTAGAAGAAAAAGTTGTGACTGGTTGGCTTTGGTTTAACGTCTGCCCAATTGCAAGCAATCCATACCCAGCAAGGGTTGCGGCGTCAGCACCAGAGGAGCCAATACCATAGGCAATGATGCCCCATGTTCCCGCTGTTGTAGCGTTGGTGGTGATGTAGATGTACTGCGCCTCGCCAGCGGCAACCGTAACAATTGTGTTTGCGCCCGTGTAGTCTTTGACGGTTACCGAAACAGCGCCGACGTTACGAATCAAAGCATCTTGACCAACAGAGCCTTGGTTGGCTGGTGGCATCCACAACTCGTGTGCGCTAGAGGCGGTTGACACCTCCATGATACGGGCGGCGGCGTCATCAGCAGTTGTGCCGTTGATGGGCCAAGTCAGTTGCAGGTCTGTGGTCAGCGTGATGCGGCTGTACGAGACATCCGTTGGCTGGATGACGTTACCTGTGAAGGGGCTGTTGAAACTCATAATTAGGTATCCAATACAGTTGCTTGGCGGTCACCGATGCGCTGTACATCCTCAGCCTTCAAGGTCTGAATGATGAGGTCATAGTTCTGTTGCCACATAGGCATACGCTCGTCGTTCTTGACATACGGCATAGCCTGCAACAAAGAACCATACAGCAACGCTTGCGGAGCGTAGGTGGTAAACCAATTGCTTTGGTTGGTGGAATCAAGCGGTTGAAGCCGCTCGTAGTACAAAACTTCAAAATCATACGCAACATCAGGCGAAGGAGCGACCAACCAATGGGTGTAGTCGTAGTCACCGTAATAAACGGGTGCGCCAGTAGTGTTTGCGTTTGGGTTGTACTCACGCAGGTACTCGTACTTGCGAAGCAATACGGGTTGCTTTACGCCTGCCACAGTGACGTTAAAAGACACCGTCTTGTGCCAACGGGCTGGCTTGTCAAGGACGGGCTGACCAATTGTCATCGTAGACGTTTGGACAGTCAGGTTACCTAAGAACTTGATTTGGCTGGCAATAATTTGCTCTGCCAGCATAATGAAAAGCGGAATCTTGGCAAGAGTATCCGCATCAGTACGGTCTAGGTAAGACTGAATGTTTTCGACCAAAGAGTCGTAAGTCATTACCGATGCGGTTGCCATATTTACCCCACGTTTCGTTCAAAATGTGGACAGTCCACCAATGATTTAAAGTTGCCACCCCAGCGATTCTTGGGGTTCAAAGTTTCCCAATAAGCACCCAATGGCGCAAGGATGCCCTTGTCCCATATTATCTGTCCATCCTTGAAGAAATTCAAGTCGATGGCACAGCGCTTCAAGTGAATTGAGTTCATGGTCTTAGAGCGCCCCGCCTTGACGTGCAGAGCCTGTTGTTCGGGGGTACGGGCAAGTTCGCCCCCTGTGACCATAAAACCCTGCTCTGTGGCGTATTTGATGAGGGCGCAGGCATCCAATAGGAATGCGGCTTGTTCTTGACTAAGGCTCATTCTTTGTCCTTTCTGCGCATCTCCATGACCTTCTCGACGGTACGACCACCAAAGTAGGCGGTCATCACGAGCATTCCCCACTGACCTAGCAAGTTGACATAGGTCTCTTGCACGTTGATACCTGCGGCGCTTAAACCAGCAAATATCAAATAGGCGGTCAGGATGTACACCAGAGTCATAGGGCGGATGTTCTTTGACATCCAAGAGTCAGAGGCCATATCAGCCTGCCAGCGCTTGCTGACGTTGTCCTCTTGGTTGGCCTGAGCCTTCAGCAACGCTTGCAACTCTTCCTGCTCAATACGGGCCTTTTCAATGCCCAACTCAAGCAAACGCTCTTCGTGGTCAAACTGAAGCTGGCGCAACTTGGCAACCTCAGCGTCAGAAGGATTGTCAGAAATCTTTACGCCAAGGGCGTCTTCAACGACTTGCTTGCCCTTTGCTTGGATTGCAGAAGACAAAAGGCCCAGACCGTTCTGAGCCAATGTACCAAGGAGTGATGCAACTATTGGAATCATTTTTTCACCATCTTTTCTCGTTCTTCAAGCAACCTGACTTTGACTTGCAACTCATTGATGTGGTTCATCAAATGCTCCTTCATCACGGCTCTTTTTTCCGCAGAAATTGGACTGTCTGTTGGGATGCCCTCTTTGGTTATCAATGCAGGCATAGCGCCCTCAATTCGAGTCAATCGCGTAGAGAAGTCGTTGACTTGACCCAAAAGCCAAGCAAGGGACGCCACGATGATGGGTATGACCGCCTTGAGAACATCTGACCAATTCATAAGCCAAGCACCTTCTTGATGAGTTCGCCAGCGACACCGGGGCCAAACAGCACGCAAACAATCACGCCGTACAGCAGGTACTCAATCCTGTTCATGCGTTTTGAGCCTTCGTCAAAACGGTTCTGGATGACCTCGTACCGCTGGGCGCAAATGGCCTCGTGGATGCCTAGACGCTTGTCCGTGTCATTGGCAAGTTCGTGAACGTCCGCCATCTCATTCCTCTTTTTGCTCTGCTTCTTTAGGCTTTGCGGCCTCTTGAATGGCTTGAATGAGTTGGTACACCTCTTGGTAGGGGCGCGTTCCAAGATAGCCAAGGACTTGGTTTACTGTTTCAATGGGTAACTGCAAGTTCATTTTCAAACCTCTCTTTAATCTTTAAAAAGTCTTCTTTAGATATTTGATACCCAAACATCCACATGATTCTTGGCGTATTGCCTTCTGCTGTTGTGACGTAATGCTCAACGTCAGAGGGTAGGTAGCAATGCAAGTCACCCACTCCAATGTCAATTTTCTCGCCACCAATAAACAACTCAGCGCCAGCATCAGCGGCTCTTGTCATTACATTGCACCGCAATACATGAAGGTCGCCCTCCATTGGGTCTTTGTGCTTGTACACATCGCCACCAGACAATGTGTAACTCACTACAACCCCATTACGACCTCCGCCAACCACGCTCTTAGGTGCGTCATGCAGACCAAGCAAGTGCGTTATTTTGTCAAATACTTGACAAATCGCGGGCGGGTACTCAAATCGGTTGCCGTAGTTCCTTGTTGTCAATCGGTCTTTATATGCCCATCCTGAGCCACGACTGATGCCAACATCTAACCAATTCTTTTCTACACCCTCATCTACCCACGCATTCAAAGACTTGCATACAGCGGGGTCAAGGAATTGACGCTGGTAGATGATTTCAGCCATTACTGACCTAGATGAGGGGCGTGCAGTTGGTTGTCGCTATGAACCAAGTCATTGGCAACTAAAAAGGCTTCTGACTCACGAGCGCCTAAAGGAACAGAGGCGGGGTCAATGATGTCGCAAACGTCAGAGCCATCACGCAAAGCATGGATGCAGTACACAACAGTGTCATCTTCCATTGCAGTCAACTCATGGACTGCATCTTTTTTGATGAACACAATGTGAGGTGCAGTAAAAACCGTTTTCTTGCCTTCAACTTCAACCTGCACACTGCCCTTTGAAACAAGGGTTTGGTGGTCAAATTGGTGAGCGTGACCAGTCTCTATGTCTCCAGCATTTTGAAAATGCATTTGGCGAACATAGACAGACGAAACGCAACTTACGGAAATTTCTGGATGAGCCATGACATTAACCGTTTACGGTTGTGTTACTTGATGTGTCAGTGGTTGGTATGCCAGAGGTTGATACTGTTGCTGGCTCAACCCACGTTGGGCTAACTTCAAATTGACCGTCTTTGTAAATATGCTTTCCAAGTACAACACTAAATTTTGTAAACGGAATTTCAATTACTTCAAAAAGAGTAATATCTAAATTGTTGTCTGAACAATAAATTTCAAGAACATCTTGCATAGGCATTTTTTCAGCAGTAGAACTATCAAATCTTGATTGATAAATTAACTTGCTAGATTTTTCAAGAATTAACGTGTACATATTTATTCCTTTTAAGATTCTGTGATTGTTGTAAAAGACCAGCTAAGAGTAGCTGTTTGATTGACTGTGCTTTTGCCAGATATAGTTTGCGCCCTTACTTTCATTTTTAATACATCACTTGGGCCAATGTAAAAGTTTTGTGGCAATACAGCAAATCGTGACACTGATGGGCCGCTATAAGATAAGTTTACGCTTGAACAATTTCCAGCGCTCATGTCCCCTGAAGTGCCTGTTTGCTGAATCATTGGCGATAGAGACAAACAATTGCCAGTCGTCCCAGCAGTTCCACCAAACCAAGCATTATCATTACTAGAACCCGCTGGAAACTGCGTAGCATACTGACTTCCAGTATCACCTCTACTCATAATTCCTAAAACAGACGATTGACCACCTGATGAAGTAAGGTACAAACAAGCGTTACTACTTGTACTTAACTGAGCAGAAAAAGACATAGTCAACTGATTTACAATAACTCGCGTTGCTGTGCCACCTGCTTGCGTAAATAAAGTGACAAAAGTTGAGCCATCACCACTGACGGTGGCTGTTCCACGTTGAAGTGCAATTGTTTGAGCCATTTGTTTCTCCTAAAAAATTAAAATCCGCCGTTAGAGCCGAAAGCCATAAATGGCTGTGCGCCACCCGATGCCGCCACCCAAGTTGGAGCGCCACCAGTTGTTGCTGTCAAAACTTGACCAGTAGTACCCGCCGCAGTTGCAACAGGAGCGCCACCAGCACCGCCACCATACACAACGCCGTATTGAGTCAGCGCCGCAGATGATGCCCAAGCTGATGCACTTGAAAAATAAACAATTCCACCAGATGTACCCGCAACAGTAAGCGCTAGTGTACCGCTTCCAGTGACTGGTGAACCAGCCACAGAGATTAAGCCACCAGTAAACGACTGACCAACAGAAGTAACCGTACCGCCAGAACCAGTGGAAGACAATGTGCCACCAGCAAAGCTGATTCCAGAGCCAATGGTCACGTTGCTAAAACCACCAGCGCCGTTACCGTAGAGGATTGAAGTTCCACTGGTTGCTGGCGCGTAATCCGTTCCAGACACCGCCGCAGAGATTGCCGTACCGTTACCCTTTAAAACGCCCGTAATGGTTGTAGAAAGCGTAATTGCAGGGGTTGTGGTGGAGTTGGCTACCGTGCCTGCCAAGCCATTGGCAGATACCACTGAAACGCTAGAAACCGTTCCAGTTGCGCCCGTAGACGATGCAAGCAAGGTAACCGTGCCAGCACTGTTCTTTGCGTACAACTTCATGTCCGCAATGTTGATTCCCAACTCGCCATTGGCAAGATTGCCAGAAGTTGGTACAGCCGAAGCTGTCGTGCTGAAATACAGCGATATAGGTGTAAAGCCTGCTTGAGCCATTAGAAAGTTCCTCCGAAGATGCCAGTTGTGGCAGTCACAGTCGTAAAAGTACCATTTGCCGCCGTTGTAGCGCCAATTGTTGTGCCATCAATTGTCC